CCACATCATCTCATGGAGTAATGAGGGGGACACGGTATTCGACCCTTTTATGGGAAGCGGAACTACTGGAAAGATGGCAAAGCAGCTAGGTCGTAGCTTCATTGGCATCGAGAAGGTAGAGAAATACTACGACATAGCGAAAGAAAGGATTTCTCATTAAGTTTACAACACACCCTATCCTCAATGCTCCTACGCCTGAAGCCATCAAGAAGCTCTGCTTCAACGAAGACGGCAGTTCTAAGCCAGAAGGTCTGAAGACGCTCATAGAGATGCACAGGCAGCACGAGGAGGCAATTGCAAACGCTGATGCTGACCCGCTGAACTTTGGTGTGTCGCTAGAGGGCTGGGTGTATGCCGACGAGATGTTGGATAAGTACGACACTCTAATGGTGTTTGGTGGTAACCGTAGCTCAAAGACCGAGTATGGCGCTAGGAGCGTCGTGAGGGCTGCCTTGGAGAACCCTAAGTCTATCATCGTCTGTTTCGCGCAGGACGCTGACGCATCCATCAGGACGCAGCAATCGGCCGTCTACCGCTATCTACCGCCAGAGTTCAAGCAGAAGACCAAGGGCGTGCTAGAGTATTTGAACTACACCGTAAAGAACGGCTTCACTGGGCAGTCATTCATCCTACCCAACGGCTCGCAGGTGCTATTCCACACCTACAGCCAGTTCATCGCCAACCGAAGCAAGTTTGAGGGTCTAGAGCTAGGTTCCAAGGCTCCAGAGTGGCATAACATCGGCCTGTGGCCAGACGAGTACCTAGAGGACGGTGATCTGATACGCACCATGCGATTCCGCCTAGCTACACGCGATGCCAAGATGATGCTTACGTTTACGCCCATTGATGGCTATACACCATTCGTGGCAGAGTTTTTAAAGGGAGCAGAGACAAGGAAAACGCGCAAAGCACCACTGCTGGATGGGGAAGAAGTACCTGTTACTCAATACAGTCCAGAGAAAGACGCTGGAATTGTGTACTTCCACTCAGAGTTCAATCCGTTCGGCGGATATGAGCGTATTGCTAAGGAGCTAAGGCACAGCACGCGGGACGAGATCCTGACCCGTGCGTACGGTGTTCCAGTCAAGAGCATGACATCTCTGTTCCCCCTCTTCAGCCAGAACGTTCATGTACTCTCACATGATGCCTTCCCCGATATCTCGGACAAGGCAAAGTTTACCAGCTACCAAGTGGTCGACCCAGCTGGCGCTCGTAACTACACTAGCCTGTGGGCTGGGGTTAGTGGCGTTGGATCCGACACATCCGTCTACATCCGCAGAGAGTGGCCAGATCGCAAGACGTATGGTCCTTGGGCTGAATTCGGTGATCCACACTGGAAGTTTGGTCCAGCATCTAAGAAGCTAGGCTATGATGTTGTCGGATATTGTAAGCTTTTCTCCGACATTGAGAAGGAACTGGGAATTCATCCGACATTTGAGCGCATCGGTGACTCCCGCTTCTTCGCTAACGAGAATGCCGACAACACTGACTTATTTGACCAGTTCTCCGTACACGACTTCCACTATGTTCCATCCATGGGTTCAAAAGAGGAGCAGGGGCTTACTGCCATCGACGACTGGTTCAGCTACAACCCTAATTTGCCCATCGACGCAGCCAACAAGCCCCGCGTCTACATCCACGAAGACTGCGGCAATCTAATCTATGCCATCATCAACTATGGCGCTCAGGGCAAGAAGGACGAGGCACTCAAGGACTTTATCGACTGCCTTCGCTATTTGCGAACAGCGAATCACGGTCACGGACCAGAACACTACTCTAATGGCAAACTCAAGGTGCTCGTTAGCTCAGGCGGGTACTAATCATGGCACGCTCTTGGATAGTCAAAAAAGTAGAATGGTGGAAGCACTTAAAGTGGCGAAAGCGCGATCAGAGCAAAAAAGAACGCAAGCAATCTAAAAAAGACATAAACTCACATAAACTCACATAAGCTCACATATTATGACAGAATCAGAACACGAAACATGTACCACAATAGCTGAACAGCTAGGTAAACCATACACGCCAATGGCAATTGGCAAGCTACGAGCGTCCGTCTGTCTCCCAGCGGACTTGGACGGAAAATACATCCTGCCCACTGGCGTGCTGAAGATCATGGCACAGATCAAGGGTGAGATCGACATTATCGAGGAGGCTGCTCCAGAAATCGTCACGGTGAAAGTCATACACCACCAGACTGGCAACACTCGCGTTATCTTTGCCGAAGATCCAGACACACGCCGCAAGATCCGCGTATCGGTCCCAGCGAAGTGGAAGGACATCATCAATATGGCTGGCAAACGCCTCAAGGTTAATAAAGTTTACAGCGATGGGGTCGCTTATTATCGATACCCTGCAAAATAAGAAGTTCATATCCGACAACGTCAACGCTTGGGCGACCATCGACCTAATTAGGCGAAATCGGGAGAGTGGAGTAATCCCAATGTCCGACGAAGAATGGTGCGACGCACTTGGCTACGGCGACGATTCACTAGAGAAAATCATAAGTGCAATCAAGTCTAGGCGAGTGGGGTTGACTGGCAGTTTATAATGGCGGAATAGAACACATTACCCCTTACCGATCACATTTGATACACTCACACTAATGGCAACCCTACGGAATCAAGACAGCGACGAGTCTGAAATTTACTTTCAGGAGTTCGATTACGACCAACACAAAGAAACCTTTGATGCGGACGTTGATTCATTGTCTGACTTCATCAAGCGTTGCAGCGACTCTTCGGACATTCGCCATTGTCAGTGGGAGGGCAAGTCAAGCGACCTAAAGAAGTCGGGAGAGACAGCTTTTCCGTTCCAAGGCGCATCCGACACTGAAGTCCACCTTGCTGAGTTCCACATTGCCTCGCAGGTAGCCATCAACGAAAACGCACTGCGTAAGTCGACCATCAAGGCATACCCGCGCACGATTCAAGACGTAGCACGCTCGGCAGAGGTTACAGCATTCATGCGTTGGTTGCGTGATGCTGGTATCAAGGATTTCTGGCAGCAAATGGAGAAAGCCGACAACTATGCACAGGAGAAGTCCCTGCGTGTAGCATATTGCGACTACCGCTCCCCGACGAAGCGATCATACGAGAAGATCTTCGACCTAGAAGAGATCCAAAAGAGCTTTCCAGACCAAGCAGACGACTACATCGAGATCCTTGCAGACGAAGACCGTGTAGAAGAGGCACTTGAAGTGTTCAACTCAATCCCAGGTTGGGAAATCAACGAGAAGCGCGTCAAGAAGGCACTCAAGCAGCTACGTAAAGAAGGAGTTGCCAATATCCCCGTCACTATCGAAGACCAAGGCTACCCAGTCCTACAGGTTCTGTCCCCAGACGAGGAATTCTTTGCCCCTAGCTACACAACAAATTTTAACGAAGCCGTTCGTTGCCACATCCGCAAACCCATGACATCCCAAGAGATCCTCAGCCGCGTAAGCAGCGAGGGCTGGGACATGGAGTGGGCAGAGTGGGCAGTAGAAAACGAGCGCGGCACACTTAACGCCTTTCGTACAAGCAGCACAATCCCCAATCCTCGACAGCCGACTTCATGCGATGAAGACCGCGACCTGATTGATGTTGTCTTTACATTTGAGCGTTTAATTGACCGAGATGATCTAGCCGAGGGTATTTACCTCACAGTCTGGTCTCCCGAGTTTGGCGATAACGATGGACAGGTTCCTCCGTTCGCCAAGCGCACGCTGCTCAGTGGCCTGCGCCAATTGCCTTTCATCGTGCAGTCACGTAGTTACGACGCACGTACCCTATACAGCGCCCCGACAGTTCCTGAGCTGCTGAAGGCAAGCCAGAAGAACCAGAAGGTTCTCCGAGACGCAAACATGGACAACTCGGCTTACGAGGTGAGTCCTTCCCTGTTAGCGCCGCCAACGTGGGATCACGGTCGTCCAGGTCCAGGTGGTGTCTATGCCACGCGCACTGGTCAAGCTCCGTCATATCTGCAACGTAACACGAACTTCGGCGCTGTATTTAATTTAGAGAAAGAGATTGTCTCCGAAGCAGATCGCCTTGTTGGTCACGATCCACAAGATCCTATTTCACAGGAAATGCAACGTGCCTCGATCAATCGCCACCTAAGCTTTGCGCAGGACGTTCTAAAGCTGGTCTACGAGATGTATAAGCTCAAGGGACCAGACGAGCTGTTCTTCCGCATCACTGGTCGCCCAGAGCCTGTTCAGTTCGTCAAGAACGCAGACGAGACAGAGATGGATGTATGCGTAAGCTTTAAC